TTGTCTGTATTTAATTGTGTCAATTTCTTCACTGATCGGCAGTGACATACCGTAATGTTGATTCGTCCCTGCCATCATAATTCAGTCTTTCCTTCCAGTTGGTTGATTCTCATCTCAGCGTAACGGACTACTTTGCGAAGGTCCGCTATTTCAGACAGTAGTTTATTTGTGTCCGGGTATCTTTTATAGCCTGCGCGGGATGCATACTTGATTATATTACCACGCCAAAATTCCATATTGTTGCGGAGGATATATGATGCTGGTTGTATCTTATAACGGGTGTAGTGGCTAGGGTTTTCTATGGAATCTTTTGCGTTCTCTTCATCGTCCTTTAAGCGTCTAGCAATATATTCGTAGGCTGGCTCTCGATCTTGGGAGTCCATAAGATTACCCTCTCCTTTTTAAAACAGTAGTCTTCGCTTCTACAAATCCTTGCCACTTGGGCTTGGACTAATGCGTCCTGTTCTGTCAGTCCCATTTTTTTATAGGCATCTATAATTGATTGCCAATAACCAGATGCACCTTTGTCTAATATGGCCTCTGCTTTTTTTGGACCTATGCCTGGGCATCCAAAATAGTTATCGGTTCTGTCTCCAGTTAATACCTGAGACATATGAAATAACTTTGCACTATCGTCAGACACTTCTACAATCTGGTTTAGATTGAAGTCCCAATGACGCCCCGGTATTTGTCGAAGGTCTTTATCAATTGAGTAAATTACTTTTTTATCTAATATAATCTTATCGTTTGTTGCTAGTATTCCAATAACGTCATCACCTTCAAGAGTACTTATCTGAAAAGTTTCATATGATTTTTCTAAGCTTTTTTTAAGCGCGGAGTAGGCAATTGGTTTTCTAGTTTTAGATCGGTTTTCTTTATAAGAAGGCAGTACATCTTTGCGAAAGTTTTTACGATCAGAAAAACACAATACAACATTGTTAGAGTTAGTTTTAATTTGTATCTCTTTAATCATCTCATCAGATATCTGATGGAGATTTGATATGTCTGCCCAAGCAACGACAGTATCAGCATCAAAATCAACGACCTCTTCTCCTGCCACTGTGACTTGATAGACAAGTATGTCCGCATCAATCAGTACCGTTGACATTTAGTAACTCCTTCCAACTGACAGGGAATAGATCAGACATATGCTTACTTATGTCTACTGCTACCGCCCGCGTTTCTTTCTGTGCGTCATCTGCCAATCTTAAATTGCAGACGCGAGAGAAGGCATACAGAGACCCACTCCAATACCACTCCGTCATCAGACTTAGAGGCAACACCGCGCGAGCTTGCTCCGGGGATACCCCATTATTTATAAGATATTTATAGGCACTCTCTGAATGTCTTATAGCGTCTGCATAAACGTAGTCGAACACTCCATCTTTATCGTCTAGATTACCTCCGCTACCCTGTTTGGCATTCAGAGGGCGACTTCGCCACACTGCTGGTGTGTGTATCTCAACGTCGCTATCCACATATCTGCGAGACACCTCATTCCACGCCAATCCGACTTGGTGTTTTACAAGCTGTCTCGCTACATAAATAGGAGCTTTAATATAGAACGTCACAAAACAATGACTGAAAGGAGACCAATGGTTGTTGCGTGAAAGGAATGATATCAATCCTGTATCTTTGTCGGTGTCCCATTCTTTTTTTTGGAAATTAAAACTAACCCGCGCAGCATCTACGACTGTTTTGTCATTGCCCATGTGATCAACGACACCAACTTCTATGCTAATGGGTATCTGCCCAACTGTTTCCAATTTTATATTCCCCAGTTAACGGCACGTTAAGTTTGAATTGCTCACCAGCGGTTGCGATTGCATCCACAGCGATTTTTCCAACGTCCTCTGCTAAGTCAGTGTCGGCCTCGATCTGAATCTCATCGTGTATCCACGCGACTTGCTGTACACGATCTCGCCAGCCACGCTTGGCAATCTGATTGTCAAACTCTACTAGCCAAGCTTTCGCTGTGATCGCACCCGCTGACTGTAAGACTACATTCAAAGCGCGATACGCCTCGCGAACTGGTAGATGTCTCTTATCTAATCCAGTGATATACCCTTTTGCCACTACTGACGCCTGAACAGCTTTAATAAGCTTCTCCAGTCCAGGGTTACCCGCCAGTAATTTATTCTTTGCTTTAACTGCTTCTTTTTGTCCAATTGAGGCAACTTGAGCCAAGCGATTAGCTCCTCCACCGTATACCACAGCATAAATAAAAGATTTACAGACAGAGCGAGAAGCCAAACCAGTGACCCTTTGATTGTGCGTGTGAATGTCGCCATCGACCACTTCATGTGCGTATACTCCTTTGTCAAATTTATAGGTAAAATGCCCCAAGAGCCGCAACTCTATGCCTGACATATCAACGCCCACTAAGGACTTGCCTTCTGGGACTTTGAAAAGTGCGCGGCACTCGTCGCCATAAGGCGAATTAGTTGAGGGAACTTGTTGTAGGTTTGGGTTACGCATTGATGCGCGTCCTGTGACTGTTCCGCACGTTAGAACAGAGCCGTGTATTCTTCCGGTGTTTTTGACACTGGAAAGCCACGAGTGTCTGCCATCCGACAGCATTCCCAGCCTTTTTTGTACTAGGAAATATTCGGACAGCAATTTAGCCTCTGGATAGGGTAACTCTGCCAAAATTTTTTCGTCTAATTTTGGACGCCCGTCAGGTGTCTTTATCTTTGGAATCCACCCCTTTGCTATGAGGCGGTTAGCTATGTGATGCCGTGATCCAGGGTTAAAGACATTTAGTACACATTTTGAGAAAGGCACATCTTTCGTTATCGATGCGCGTTTTTTGTTCTTGTAGTTTGCTGTTCGTGTTGGGGTGACAACTCCTAAATCTGTCCACCAAGGCGCAAACACTGTCTGTAGCTGTTGCTCGATCTCTGCGCGCTTACGAGATAGCTTTTGGCACAATGCGTGTGCCTTGCTCTCATCAAAAAGAAAGCCATGACGCTCCTGTCTCGATATCACCCATTGAACTTTATGCTCAAGGACAACAGCAGTGCGCGACAGTTTTTTACTTGATCGAATCTTTTGCCACAATTGCAGAGTGACGGCAGTGTCTTGTACACAATAGTCGAGCATCTCCTGACTATAGTGTTCCCAACCGCCTTGGTAATCGCCCTTATGACACCCTAGTCGTTGTCCCCATGCGGCAAGCGAATGCGAGCCTTTGAGCCTGTTGGGTAAGCTCTGTCGTTTAGCACGATCCTCATCTCCTAGATCGCCATAAACCAGACGAGACAAAACTAAAGTATCTATCACATTTTCCTCAGTAAAAGTGAACCAAGGATAAATTTTTTGAATGGCAGCAATATCAAACGTAATGATGTTGTGCCCTACCAAAAAGTCTTTGGTCATTGCTGACCGTAACCCCTCTTCGATCTGATCAGGGCTATAAGTCTCGACTGTATTTGTCTCAACTGATCGGAGAACGATGCAGTGGATTTTTGTAAGATCATAAAGAAGACCATCGGTTTCGATGTCTAATATCCACATGTTGTCGTCCCCCGACAGTTGGTATTTTTTAAGCTAAATAATATTCCGCGTATGTCCGGCCTTGCCCATCGTCCTTAATTGTTTTGACGATATTATGTCCATCTTGGCGAAGCTCAAAGATGCGAGCGGCTAACCGATATACGCCGAGAACTCCCATGGCCTCTAGCGGAGATATAGTTTTGCCCATCTTCAAATGTTTTATAATTTTGTCGTTTTGGCTGGTATTAGTTTTCATTTTGAAACCCCCTTCAATTTGTTGAACTGCTTTCATCACTAATTTAAATTCTGGAATTAACTTTGCATTTTTCACTGCTAATAAGGCCAATTGCTCTGCGCGGGTAAAGAGATCGTCGTCAGAAATCTCCTGCATCAGGGTCAACCTCCAGCAATCTCCCGGTGTCGGTATTATATTCCAGTGTGCAAGCTAAACCTGTCTCACCGACATAACGATTTTTTAGAACTCTCAAGCGGGTCTTGTGGACATCATCGGGTGATTGCTGATTTCTTTCCGCACCTATGACCATGTCGGCAAGGTGTCCAATTCCGCCAGAACCTCTGAGTTGTGCTAGGCTGGTGGCGGCCCCCTCTTCGTGTGACTTGCCTTCTGGACGCTTGAGATGACTGACAAGGATAAGACCTACGCCAGTCTCCTCCACTAAACTTCTCAGGCGCGTCATGATGCTGTCGATCAGGACACGCTCATTATTTAACGCTGATGTTACACCCTCAGATAAACCACTGCTGACAACAATACTGAGATGATCAAGAATGACATACCCACAACCCATCGCATGTAGGTATCGTATCCTGTCCATAAGATTATCGGAAGAAGTGCTGCCAAAATGATCGTACAAATATAAACGATTGGCACCAACAACATCATCAAAAGCGGACTGAAGATCAGACTCAGGAATATTATCCATATCCAGTGTAAGGCGTTTATTAAGGTGGAGACCAACGAATGCACGAAGGGTATGTCGTATACTTTCCTCAAGCATGATGACGCCGATTGTTTGATCTTGTTGAATGAGGTGATACCCAATCTCTCTGACGATTGCGCTTTTTCCAATGCCTGATCCTGCTGTAAAAACTGTTAACTCTTTTTTCCGTAGTCCTTTTGTTTTTTCGTTAAGACCGTCCCAAGGGTACGGGACACTCTCAGCATCGTCCTGGCGGATGAACTCTTCCCAAAGCTCTGCACCGTTTACAATGCCATCCGGTCTATACTCCTTAGCTTTCCACATTGCGTCCAATACTTCTGGGCCACGGTTTGCCAACAGCATCTCGTTGGCATCTTTGAGAGGCAAGGCAGCAATCTTAGCTTTCCCAGGCTTAAACAATTTGGCGCATTCTTTCGCTGCCATCTGACCAGAATCGTCCATGTCAAACATTAAAATGACTGATTCAAAACCGCTGAAATATTCTAGATTTTTAGTGATGACCTTCGCGGCGGATTGAGAACCCATGCTCACAGACACCACAGGAAATTTGTGATTTTGAATCTGCGATACAGACATGCAATCGATCTCTCCCTCAGTGACAATAATCATCCTTCCTTTTTGTTGAAAAAGATGCTGTCCAAATAGACCAGCATTCGCAATGTCACCGCGACTGAAAAACTCTTTTGATTCATTTCTTATTTTTTGTGCGACGATCTGGCGATCTACGACATAATTAGCAATCTGAATCTCTTCAGCAAACAACTCTGAGACAGTATAGTTAAAAAACTTACAAGTTTGCTCTGTCAGGTTTCGCGTAGCAATAGATTGGATTTTACCCTGCGGGAGTAAATCTTTTTGCTTCTTAGTTTTCTTTGCCGAAACAAGTTTGATCTTAGGGCTGCTGCTGCTTTGTCCCTGCGGGTGGGTGTAGGTTTGGCACCCGAAACAATAGGTATGCCCATCGTCGTATACTCCTGCGTTATCTCGCGAGCCACATTTTGGACACTCTGTATGCTCTACAAATTCTGATGTTGACTCGCGAGATTGCATCTAACCCTCCATCGTAATTGAGTTACTTAACAGTTCGTTTTTCCACCAACTCGAAACGTCAAAGCCTGGACATAGTTTTTTGACGTTAGGGAAATCTCTATGGCCGCGCACTTTTGCATCCGGGTACTTATCTAATAGGGACACTACTAACTCTTTGAGGGATTCAAATTGAACATCCTCAAATTCATCTGTGCCAATCATGCAGATACCTACGGATGTTTGGTTGACACCGCGAACGTGCGCGCCTGACACATCGATGTCTCTGCCGTCTTCGATGGTGCCATCGCGACGTATGACTTTGTGATACCCAATGCCAATCCAACCGCGTTCTTTATGCCATCTGTCAATCTCTGCTGCGCCCACATCCATGTCTTTTGGGGTTGCAGCGCAGTGAATGACAATGTAATCTGTACTTGTTCGTTTCTTGCTCAATTTGTTTTCCTTGCTTGTCTGAGCCAGTCCTCCGGTATGACTCTGTCTGAAAATTCAAAATCATGTGTAAAGCACCACATAGCATATGTTGTCCTGCTCTGCTTGCTAATTTTTTGCCTAGAATTTGAAAAGACAAATCTGATGTCTAGGTCCGGGTGTTGATCCTTAATCAATAAATGTTTTTGTCTGTCTGCTGTGACAAATCTTCCTTTTGTTTCGACTATGATTCCGTTTGGAAGGACAAAATCTGGAGAGTACCGCGAAATCTTTGCGGGTTTTAAATATTCGATTTTGTCTTCCTTATGTTCGTAGCGGAAAGGTACACCGCTCTGTTTGAGCTGAGAAGCGACCTTTTCTTCTAGGCCGCTACGGAACCCCAACATTAAACCAACAGCTTTAGAACTCTTCGCCGTCACCTTCTTCCGTTTCGGCAAAGCCGAACGGGTCTGCGGTTTCGTCGCCAATTTTAAAACCTTGCTCCTGTGCTGTGAATCCAAAATCATCGCCGCCAGATTCTCCGCGCTCTACTAATTCCAAAATCTGAACAGCAACAACTTGCAACTTTAACCCTTTCATTGGACTGGTATACGCATAAACATCAAACGAGACCTTCATTTTGGTGCCGCCGAATGGGTCTAGATCGACCATTTTGGGAGGACTGCTTGTGTCAAAAAGTTTTGGTCGGCGGTCCCAAATCTTACCGTCTTTTCGCAAAACATTTTTTGCTTCGATTTTAAAAACGACATTGCCCGTTGGGTTGCCGTCTTCATCGATCTCCTGTTTCCACAGGTGGTTTTTGACGAGATCAATATTTTCACCGACATGATCTTTGTACATGTCTGCGAGTTCCTTCATTAGCGCCTTTGCTTCAGCTTGATTGACCCGAAGGTTGGCCCTGTAAATCCCGAGATCATGGAATTTTTTGTCTGTGGTTTTCAAAGCTGGATATACAGCTTCACCGATTGGTGTCGTCAATCGTGGACTAGTGCTTTGTGCCAAAATCAAATTCCTCCATGGAAAATTTATCACCTAAAACGCCGATAAGATTTGCGAACAGCATCTGTGTCTGTCCCCAAGTCATTGCGATACAGTCAACGTCGTTTTCTGTCATTCCTCCCTCTTGCTGTATAAAAATTCCTGTCGGACCAGCAAACAACACAGTGTTTAATGGGCCGTCCTCATCTTCTGGATCATTGTCCGTATCAGCAAAAAGCTGGACTACATTTCCGGGCAACTCGCGGTCTTCGCTGTCCTCACCCATCGACACCAAACTCCGCTAGACACTGTTGGACCTCGTAGTCGTCGAGATCGTCATATTTGTCCACTGCGCGACTCCTTGTCAAAACTAAATCTAATAAGGGCAACAATTGATCAGCATCGTCATCTGTTAGTTGGTATACATTAAGAAAAGAAAAAGTCATTCTGGATTACCTCCTCTACGTTGTAATCACCTCTGGCAGGACTCGGCGGTAATTTATCGCTTTGTTCATCGTCAAGTATGGCGCGTACCTCTTTTTCAAAGTTATCTATCACATCTTCATCCCCAAAGATTTTTACAAACGCTGGCTTAATACATCTATCGAGAAAGTCCGGTAGGTCGCTCACATGGACGCCGAAAGAATCATGTATCATATTGAAATACATTCTCCCGCGACCTGTGGTGTCTTCGATGTCCAAGGCATTGTTCACAGCTTCCCGCATGACAGAAGCGTCAAGGCTGTGGACCCAGTTGGGCGCAATGGATGACGCCATGCGTTTGGGGTCTAGCTCTTTGGTGTCATGGTGGATGTCGAGGCGTACCCTAGAACCATCGAGAAATGTTGAGACCCTCTCCGTTGTCTGTATATAGCGAGCTTGTTGCACTGGCATACCGTCAGGGGTCCACCAGATCATGGGCAGCGGAGTACTAGATTTTGAGATCAAACGACTTGCTGTCTGCAACCAACGCATACACTCACGCGCCGCCGGAATAGTTTGATCGATTGCTTGCCATATCGAACTCGCCACATAGGCAATGAATTTGCCATCGTTTTCCTCATGCGGCCAAGGATGCGGCTCGCCCTTCGCAAGCCTATCCTTGATGCCGTCTCTTGTGTATTTCATGCAAGCGTGAAATGTTCCCGAGTACGGAACGACCATCGTTGGACGTTTTGTCATCGAGCGAGTGACACCAAACTCTAGCGCAGCTTTCGCGTATTCCAATTTCTCAGGGTCTGTCTCCTCTCTCATAATCTCCATCGCTCTCTCAGCGACAGCGAGATAAATGTCTTTACGTTCTTGATTGTTTGTAAGATTGACCCATTCTGCGCCTGGACGGTCCTTGAGTGCCGCACTGAAGATCTGCATCCCAGAGCATGTCGCATCTACATTTGCTGGGAGGTGGCACACATAGCCGTAACCTTCAGCGCGGAACTCTGACCACACCATGCACCATCGCACAAACTGGAAAGGTTCATCAGCTTCTGTCCAGCGAAGATCATTGAAAGGATCAGCAGCAATTTCCAAGATCATCTGTTGATTGTCCATAACCCAATCCACGCGCTCTTGGAGGCTGACTTTGTCCTCTCCGAAATGGTTAGCTCCAATAATCGCCAACCACGCCGCGCTCTGTTCGTCGTTTATTGGCTTACCTTCAGCGTATTCAATAAGAGACTTAATAAAGTCTGGCCCTTGGGTATTGAAAATAGCGGGTACTGGGTACAGTCGCCCCCGGCTGTCAGCTTGCAGCGGAAAATAAATGCGTTCGTATTTGGCAAACTTTCTAGCGACGTTAATCGCCCTAGCGACCATCAATCGCTTGCTGATGCGCCGTCGATTTCGGTCATGCACAGCATAACAGTCGCGCCGGTATTGGTCTTTGATCTCGCCCTGTACGTTAGCGCCGAAAGGTGCCTCTGGAATGGGTTCTTGTTCGTAGAGAGGTACGTCAGCTATCTCGCGATTGCTCTCGAAAATATGCTCTAACAAATCGACAACAATTTCGTTGACGCGAAAAGGTGTCTCTTGGATTGCGTTGACAGAGCGCAACACTTTCGACATATCGACGTTGTTAAGTTCCTCAAGGAAGGTACGCTTTACGCTCTTTATAAAAGGATATCGAGAAACTTTATCAGTGTAGTAACCTCCGCCATAAAGTGCGCCTTCTTCCCAGGCTTTTGGTGGCACGACCATAGGTTGATAGACAGAAAATATTGACTCATTCGCTGACATTCTCTCGCCAATCTTAGATAACAAATCTGGCGTTGCTTGCACAATCTTCCGACGACGATGCGCTTCCGCAACCTGTACGATTTTGATCATCCCCGTGCTGTCTCGGAACAATTCTAAGAGCTTGATGCCTAGCTTGATCATGTCGGCATCTGTCCACACTCGCCACTCCATTTCCATTTGGCGGAATTTGCGTTGCACGATGTCCCTGCGACGAGCGCGAGACAGGTTATCAGTGTCGAAGGATTTGAGAAGCTTCTTAACGTATGCACGATAGTTCTCTTGGAACCACCGCATTCGCAACTCGTCATGCAGCATACCACATGCCTTTATGGCGACGCTGGACGCTGCTGCGGTCTTGCCCTCCTTGAGGTGTATAGGCACAAAATTGAAAACTGCCTTGGCGAACAGATAGGCAACAGTCGGAACATCAAGCTGGACCAACAATTCGGCGGCACGGTTGCGGCGACCAGCTTTACCCTCAAAGCTTTCATCTACATATTTTTGGATTGCTTGCTCGAAAGGTTGAATGGCATGTTCGACTACTGCCCTTCCGCAATGCGTTGAGGAATAGTCATCTCTCCGCGATGCTTGATCGTGAAGCTTGTGATATCGCCGCAAAGTCTGTACATGTGAATCGCCCTCTAAATCTTTCTGTTCCTGCAAAAGTCTTGCCGATTCATTCATTGAGTGGGCCTCTCCAGTTTGGTGGCATTGGGAATCATCGAGAACAGCGAAGAAGGTGCTAGGTGTGCATAGCGCATTGTCGTTTGGATTGTCAGATGGCCAAGCCATTCTTGAACACGCTTGAGATCGACCCCTCGCATAACGAATTGCGAAGCGACTGTGTGGCGAAGAACATGTGGGACAAAATCAGGATCGTCTTGGAGATTCAAGTGACGCCGCATTCGTCTCCAGCGGCTGTAATAAACATTGTAATTAATCCCCTCAAAAGGCTTCGACCAGCCGAGAGATTTTGTGTACTCAAGTGCCTCTTGGGCTGGCTTGAGAAGCGGTAAGGTTCTCGGGTTGCCATTTTTGGTTAGCCAAAAGGTGACAACAGGGTACTCGGTTTTCTCGCCGGTCTTATCGTCTACATGGATGCGCGTTGGTGCGGTCCCCCACGGTTCGCTAATATCTTTCCATTCCAGGGGATAGCCTTGTCCGCTGTTGCGGTGAGTTGCCATCGCCTCGCCGCATCGATTGCCTTGAGCCAGGAGGAATTTGGTGACAGCAACTGCCTCATAGTCATTGAAGAGTTCAAAGGTTTGTAAAATTAATTTACGCTCAGTTTCCGTAAAAAACCTAATGCGTCCTTGTGATTCTTTATATCGTGGTATTTCGGGAAGGTCCGTAATGACCCCAAGCTTTTTTGCATAATACAGCAACATCGACAGGCATGACATTTTGCGATTAAGTGTCGCGTTGGCGTTACCTTTTCGTCTGCACTCTTTGACATACTCTGAGATTTTGGAAGAAGTGATAGATGTGATAGACGAATTTTCACCGAACCATTTCACGAGAGCTTTTGTCATTTTGAGGGACTCAGTTTCGGCCTTAGTCCCGCCCCATATTGGGTCTACATACTTAAAAAACAGCCCCACATTTCCACCGTCTTTAACAGACTGAGCATCCGGCATGGGTATGCCTTGTGCGCGGTGTAATATGCATAACTGTTCATAGCCTTCTGCGCGGACGCGCGTTGGGAAGGTGCCTGTAATTGTCGCGCCCTGTGCGGCATCTTGCATCCGCACTCGAAAAGCGTTGCCTCGTTGAGATATGCTCATCATGTCCCCCTAGTGGAAAGGTTACGCGTCCTCAGAATCTTTGTAAGGGTTATCGTTAAGACGAAACGGAATATCGTGATAAACACAATACCCTTGAATGAGATACACAAGGTCAAGTGTCATGTTGTAGGGGTTCGTTTTAAAATCGATATAGTCCTCGTGCAGGTCTATATGACTTACTACCGGACCATACCCTGCATCTTTACTAGGAGTGTGATGTAGGTATAGCCAGTATCCTGGCTGTGGTCCGTCCCCATAATCTATAGACAGCCCAGCCCATGTGATCATCCCGTCCGATTGAGTGTCACATTCTTGTCCCGATACTCGACTGATAAATTGTACCACGTCTAATGCAAATGCCATGTGTCAGTCCTCCATTAATTTAAGGAGGGACATCCTCCTCACTTCCAGTGTGCCACACTCAGCATCGCCATGCAATAGGTTTTCAATGTCATCTGACATTATTTTGTTTTTATGCCAGCTTTCGGCCAAATGACATAATTCTCTCGCCAGTTAAAGATCAGTGCTTCCGCTGTTTGTACACGCGAGCGAAGGAAGGTGATCTCTTGGACCGACAGGACTATTATTACTGTGTACACTAGGTAACAAGCGATCCACAGCAGCCTTTCCAAGCGCATCAATCACAAGACGCCAGGCGAGACACAATAACACGCTTGCCCGTTGGAGTATCATACGTGCTTATAATTCTTGTGCCATAGCCATCGTATCCATATTGTTTAATGTATTGGGTCACACTAGAATCCAATACTGTTGGGTCTACATGCTCGAACATAACTGTTACCTCGTTACCCCAGCCGGGTTGTTTGGAGTTCAGCGTTCGCATTGTGCATTTTGTCATGGATGATGCCTTTCGGATGACGGCGGAAGGTGAGCCACTATCACGCTTGTGTGTCGCTGTTTATTGGTCAGAGTGGCTCGGATCGATCATAAGAAAAGCCCTGGACAATGCCAGGGCTAATCTTTTCGGATATCTAGTATGGGCATTTACCGCCCGTCAATTGATCGTTTCATCTACATTCCTCCGATTATGTAGATTAACAGCAGTCCAGACACATAGCATGTTGCGCCCCAGACAAAACGAAATGCGGCAATCATGCCGCCATTGCCGCGCTCAATTCCAAGTGGTCCCGCACAACAAAACCGGATTGGTCGCTCTTCGCTTTGCGTCCCTTGGGCAATAGCCCAACAATAACGCCAGTCTCCGCGCGCTTGTCGAGATGCCGCAAGTCATGTTGATCACCGTCTATAACCTCATAACCGCGATACGCTTGACCATAGCCCATATTGTATAGATTGGAGTCGCTATATTCGGGCAATGACTCCGCGAATACGACGGCCACATTGTGTCCATTGGTTAGCGCCGTCTCGCAATCTTGCCAATTGATTTCCGAGCGGGATAACGTCAAATGCAAATTGGCGGGCTTATTGGGCGACAATACGCGGTCTAATATTTTGGTATAGTCCACAAATTGCACATGTGGAAATAGCTCAAAGATATTTAGATTGTCGTGCGCGGTGATTTTAATGCGTTCGAAAGGGATATCACTAGCGCCGTCCATACGCACGCAAAGCTCTAATTTTAGCTTGTCCGCGCGGCGCGATAGTTTGTTAATATGATAGACAGCCTCTTGCATGAACCTTTGTGTGTCGTCAAAAAAGGCTGCTGTCTTACGGATGCGAGACTTACGGACATTATTAATATCGTGTTCTAAGTCCTTCACCATGCTCGCCTGTCCGCTATACCACCCAAGACATAGCGCGATGCAGCCCGGACTTGCACTAGCGCAAAGATTGCCCCGCCCCGCGCTCTTATGTGGTGCCATATAATTGATGGCATTTAGATAGCCGTACTTATTTGCCTTAATAGCCTTTGCGCTATCTGTGCTAAAAAACTGTTTAAATTGCAGTGCTTGTCCCATGGGTATCATTCCCTTCTAATTGGTATGGTTAGTGATAGGTGCTCTGGTTCACCATTGCTGACAAATAGCGAGCACGTGTCCACTCTTCGCGCACTATGGAGATAGCGGCGGCGGTAACATCGCGCCCCGCCAATTCACATTCCGCGATAAAATCTTTGTCATTCGCCACCATGCCGATAGCGGCGGCGACGTGAAGTCGATTGGCGCGGTATTCCCGCCGTGCTGTTAGGTAATCGCCATTGCATAGCGCGGGTTGTACTGTTCGTATGTTCATTTCGCGCGCTCCAATGTGGCGAGGTCATAGACTGGCACGTCGTCGCGGTCGATAACTGGCGGAGTGTCGATTGTGAT